CTATTCGGTTGCGTGCGTACCCCTCTTGGTCCGTGCGGCCTGCGCGCTCTTGCTGTCGCCTTTGAGCCAAGCTTCGTAGCGGATCTTGGACCGCTTGGCCCATGTCTCTTGGTACTGTTTGAAGAGCTCCGCGTCCCCTCGCTCGATCAAAGCCGCCAGCTCGTCTCGCTTGGCGTCGGCCATGTACTTCGCTTCCGGCCAGGTCTCTTTCACTTGCGCTTTCAGCGCGCCGAGCGATACCCGTGCTCGGCCCTCAGGAGCTTCTGGTGCCTTGGCTGGCGCCTCTGGGGCGCGCTCAGGCGCCGTCTCCGCTGGTGGGGCTGTCTTGACCTCAACCGGCTGCTTCCGGCCTTTCTTGGCCGCTGCCACGCCCTCACGCATGGCCCGCTTCTTCGCCAGGTGCTCCTGGTTCTTCTTGCGGAGTTCCTTCCGTTGCTCTGGTGTCATCGTATCCTCGCTGGTTGATGTCTCCGTCATGATTCCACGTCGCTGTTGGTGCCACGCCTTCGTCTCCCAGTGATTGATCGTGCCTCCGAGTCGCCTCACCTCCTTCCTCCAAGTATCGTCATGCCCATGCCCGGTCAGGATGTGCGCCAGCTCATGCCACATGAGCTTGGACGGCCAGTTCGTGCCCTGCACATAGAGCCGCTTGGCGGAGCGCACACAGATCCAGCCCTGGTTGGGTTCCTTCGTGTGCGCATGCGCCTTGGCCCGGAAGCTGGATCCATCGCCCCGGTCGACGCACCCGCCGACGAATACTCCTTTAAACTCCGGATATTGCTGAAAGGCTGGGTACTCAACGCGGGGCATGCCGTGACCTCCGCATCCACTTCGCCCTCCGCGGCAGCCCGAACTGCCGGCGAAGCACATCGTTGAAGCTCTGTCCCGGTCCTCGCCGGCGTGAAAGCATCCGGTACACGTCGTCGTCGACCCGGATGATCACCCCCTGCGGAGTCTCCTGCACGGATCTGAGCGTCCTACTCCGCATCGACGTACTCCAGGCAAATCGCCAAGGCTTCGTCGTAGGACGTCGTCTTGAACACCCGTTGCGCCATTTCTTCGGCCTCATCCGGCTGTCCCGCATTCTTCAAGGCTTGCTTGCACCGGCCGAGGATTGCGAAAATGTTGCCGTCTGTGCCGACGAGCTTGACGCGTGGTTTGTCCGCCATCGCTGCGTCCCCTTTACCGCGCCGCCTCGAACAACCGATTGATTTGCCGCTCGATCAGCACCACGCTGACCGCCATAGCGCACGCCGCTGCTGCGTTGTCGTCCTTAATCATCTGGTCGAGCCACTCCTGCATAGCGCTCTTGGCCCGCTCCAGCGCCTCGGTGCTGGCGGCGTCAAGGTTGGCTTGTCCTCGAAGCTGTCCCTCCGTCATCGCCATGTCCTCAATCCTCCACCGCGTCCATGTCCATGAGGTATCGTCGGCCGCAGGCGTAGCCGATCACGACGTCCAGCTTGAGCCCGAGCCCTTCGGCGCGGTCCAACAGCGCCTGCTGATCTGGAGTCAGCGGGAAGGTGAACCGCGCCTTGAAGTCCTCCACCGTCATCCGGTAGGCCCGCTCATCGATGTGCCGGCTCATCAGACGAGGCCCCAGAGCTGCCGCGCCTGCGGAAATCCGATCCACTTACCATCCTTGCCCAGGCCCCGCTGGGCCAACTCGATCCGAGCCAGCTCCCCTGGGTCCACCGTGCCGCTGGCGATCTCCACCAGAACGTCGGTGTCGATGCCCTGGAAGATCGCGTAGCGCTCGATCGCAGCGTCCTCGTTGTTCAGGAGCCGCCGCCCGATCTCGCTGATGCCTTTCTGCTGTGTCATCGCGCCCTCGCTCCTTTACTCGCGTTCTTCAAGCTCGAAGAGTGCTTGCTCGAGCTGGCCCTCGATCTGTTCCCGGATCCCATCCGGCCTCGCATCCGGATCCACCGCCGCGCCGATCTGCTCCAGGAGCCACCGCAGCTCCCTGGCCGTCAGCGCCACCTGAGCCTTCCGTTCCGCTGTCATCGCCCACCTCCGCGTTGTGGCTGTTCGGCTCTGTTCCATCGCGCGGGACACAGGAGGCCGGAACCGGCCGAGGGAGTCAAGGTAGAAAGGAGCGGTGCTCATCGTGTCCGGCCCCATGAGACCGTGCCGCTGGCCCGTAAGCTCAGGTGCGTCCCTTCGCCGAGGATCAGATGATCCAGGAGCTCGATCCCTAGCAGCTTCCCGGCCTCGATCAGCCGCCGCGTGAGGTCCACGTCGTGCTCGGACGGCTCCAGCTCGCCGCTGGGATGGTTGTGCGCCAGGATCACCGCGCTGGCATTCGCCAGGATCGCCGGCTTGAAGACCTCACGCGGATGCACGAGCGAGGCGCTGACCGTCCCAATCGAGACCGTGTTGAGGCCGATGACCTTGTGGCGCGCATCCAGGAGGACGGCCACGCAGTGCTCCCGATCCGCACCCTTCAGGTACGCGCCGACCACCGCTGCCGCATCCTCGGCGCTGGCCACCGGACGCCGCGCCGCTTTAACGGCACCCTCTCGCACCAATTGCACTTTCCAGATCGGCACGCCCGCCTCGCTCATTCCTGCCTCCTCACGTTGTCCTCTCTGCGCGTTCCCTCGTGCAGGCGGGAGGAGGCCAGAATCGGCCGGAGAGAGCAAGGCAAATCGGACGAAAAAATACCCCCGGCGGGGGAGCTCCGGGGGTCGTCGCGCAGCCGTGCCCGCCGGCGTCAGGAGACTGGCGGCTTCACCTCCGCTACCGGCTTAACCTTGTTGAGCTCGACGTTGACGGCGCCGAAGAACCCGGCCAGCCCGACCAAGGCCAAAGCGTAGTTGGCGTGCCCGGCCAGCCACTCCTGGAAACCGGGAATCGTGGGTGTTGCAGCGACCGTCGCCAGTCCGAACGAGACGGCGATCTTCCAGGCGCGCTGCGCGCCGCTCTCCTGCTTGCCAAGCAGCGTGAAGAGGCCGGTCGAGAAGTTCGACAGCGTCTGCATCAGCCCTTCCAAGACCGGCACCCGGTCGCCCAAGGCACCCGTAAACGGCCGCGCGCTCGGTGGCTGCCCCTGGCGGATCCGCGCCCCGCGCCGCTCCGTGTACCAGGCGCCCAGGATGGCCGCCACGACGGGATAGGCCACATTGCCGTAGGGCAGATGCTTGATCGGCTCTGCGTCCTGCTTCGCCTGGTCCGTGGGGCTCATTTCGTTCTCCTGAAGCGGAGTGTTCTTCCCTGCCTGGTAGTCTTCGACCGGCTTACATCCGGCCACCACCAACAGCAGCGTGCAGGCTGCCACCCACCCATACCGTGTCATCACTTGCCCTCCTTGTTGTTTCGCCTATCGGCTCAAATACGCCACCACCAAACCCACCAGCATCGAGCTCATAGCGGTGATGACGATCGACACCGCCCAGCTCGGCCGCCCGGAAATCCGCCTCCACACCTCATGACGGAATTCGTCGAAGCGCTTGATGAGATCGGCGGTGCTCGTCGCAATCGCCACCAGCTGTTCTTTGATCCCCGGATCGCCGTTGCCATACAGCGTCCGCTCGATGCGACCCATCGCGTCCTCGAGCTGTTCGATCCGCTGCTCAAGCTCGCGCATTCGATCCCTCCGACTTGTGCCGATCGATCGCGTAGGCGACCAGGAAGCCATGCAGGCCGAACACCACTGTCTCTGTCCATTTGTGGGTCCACCAGTCGGCCACCGATGAGAACCACAGCAGTCCGGTCAGCGTACCCGCGGTGAGCACTGGCCACAGCAGTGCGTGCCAGCGAAAGCGCGGCTTGAGGCCAATCGTCACCCAACGGACCAGCAGCCATGGCGTCATGCCATAGGTGGCTCCGACTAAGGCGATCACAATCCAGCCTTGCCGATCAGGCGAGTACGGCAGGCTGAATGCCATCGTGGAGGCTACTGCGTAGCCGACGCAGCGCCTCCGCTCGATGCCATACGCCATGGCGAGCAGGCCGCCCGTGATCGGCAAGGCGTAGCGCCGAAGCCATTTGAACGACCAACCGCCCAGCCCGCCCAAGAAAGCCGCCAGCGGTGGGAAGGTCCAATGCAGATCCCGCAGCTTCGCGCTCATGTGATGTCCATGACCGGCGCGTTGGCGACCGCATCGTCCTGCGCCTGCTTGATGCGCTGCTGGAGCTCATCGAGTACGACTTCATTCTTGAGCATGTTGATCAGCCAGCGCCGGACGAACTGTGCCTTGGTTTCTGGGTTCGGGATGGTCTTGGTTGCATCCAGCGGATCCTGGATCGTGTCCCGATAGCCCTGCCGCCGCGCGACGGCCTCCGACAGCCGCGCGAGCTGTGCGTCGTTGACGGTCAAAACGATCTGCGCCATGCGCCCTCCTTAAGTGTCGCGGTACTCGATGACAATCAAGACGGCCTTCGATTGCTGGCCGATCTGTGTGCCGTTGCCCGGAGCGGCATACACCCCGGAATTGCCCGCGATGCCCTGGATCTTGTACGTGATAGATGAGGTGGTCCCAGGCGAGTCCCGGTAGATGAGACAGCACGGCGCCATCGATGACCGACCTTCCGCCCCGCCTTCGTCGTAGACCTTCTTGTCCAGCTCGCTGCCGTCGCGCAGCAGCCGGAAGCCGTGCTCGCCGCTTGAGCCACAGCCCGCGCTTTGGCACGCGGAGCCGATCGTGGCGATGACGAAAAACTTGCTGGTTGTGGCTTGAGGCGTGATCCCCAGCGACAGGCCCCCGATGTCCGTCCAGCCAGTGCCAATGTTCGTGGGGCTTGAGGTCTCCGCCTGGTAGATATTGACGATCTTGAGGACCGCCGCCGCGATCTTTGAGAGGGTCACGACCCCGTCTTTGATGGTCCCATCGTCATTGAGCGACTGGGCGAGACGCGCTTTCACGTCCGCAGCCGTGCCGCGCGGGTTCGTCCCGAGCTCGGTTTCAATCGCGGTGATCTCGGCATTCGGATCGTTCTGGTGCGCCGCCAAGACGTCATCAACGCCGTCGACGAGCGTCGTGAACGTCTTAATCGCGCTGGGATAGGAGGCCGGCATTGGTTACCTCGCCGCTTCGAGCTGTTCCACTTGAAACTCCAAGAGGCCGACGGATTCGGCGATAGACGGCGCCTCCTGGCTCAGGTCCATGTCGGTCAGCACCCCGTTGTCATCCAACGTGTAGCTCGCCACGCCGAGCTGGTAGCCGAACTCGCCGCCGTATTTCTTGCCGGCAGCACCATATTTGAAGAATGTCCCGTACTTGTTCACGAAGACCCCGGAGGTCACGGCGATCTGCCCGATCGGGGTCGCCACCTCCAGCCGGTTGCGGCGCAGTGCCACGGACAGCGTCGAGCGACGCACGGGGATCGCTTTCTCCGCCAGGAGCGCGTTGAGGTAGTTGTTGCCGGTCGGATTGGTCGTGATCGAGGGGTTCGTGATGATTTCCTCACGCAGGCCCCACTGGCCCTGCGAGCCGGTATCCTCTCGGGTGGTGCTGAAGGCCGGCGTGCCGCCGCCTTTGAGGTAGAGCCGGTTCTTGACCCGGCTGTAGTCGATGAAGTCCTCAAAGCGCACGACATCGTGTCCGGGGATGAAGCGGTGCTTGATCGTGCTGCTCTGGGATTTGAAAAAGAACTTCCGGTCGGTGCCCACACCCCACTCCCGCGTGCCAACGATTGTCGCGATGGTCTTGAGGGCGTTATCCGCGTAGGTATCGAACTTCAGGCTCTCGCCCGCCTGCAGGCTCACGCCGGTCGCATCGATGAGCGTGGTGTCGTAGAGAATCTTTGAGTTTGGCGCCACGATGATCTGGAGGATGTCCCGCACGATCGTTTCCAGGCTTTCCTGGCTGTTGTAAGTCTTGCTCACCCGGATCCAGCCGAGCTGCGCGCCGTAGCCGGCGCAGATGACGTCGATGCTTTCCGGATCGTCCAGGCTCGGCGCGATCTGCTGGATGAAGCCGCGGTACCAGAGGTCGTAGTTCCCGGTGGCGCGGTTGGAGATGAGCAGTTGGACGTCATAGGTGCCGTCGATATCGCCTTTGGCGTCATACGGCCGCGAGAGCTTGAAGCGCAGCGTGCCGCAGCCGCCGATGCGCCGGTACTCCCACCGGATGCTTGAGGCCTCGTTGTCCGGCTCGAAGAGATCCACCAGCGTGAACGCCTTGTTGCGCAGCTCGATCCGCCACTGAAACACATCGTTGGTGATCTCGAACGGAATGATCGCGTCACGGAAGACGGTCGGCATCAGGTGATCTTGTTCACGTTCTCCACGCGGATGATGACCTCGTGGTTGTTCTTCTTCGCGTCGCTCGACCAGCCGATTTCGAAGAGGGCGACGTGCTCCTCGTAGCTCAACGTCGCGTCGACGATCGGGTTGTCGGCCGGATCCATCGTCCAGGCCAGGTTGCCGCCGCTATCGACCGTGACGCCGTTGGCGTTCAGCACGTTCTGCTGGTTGCGGGTGTTGATGATCGATCCGTCCGCCCGGTTGTAGAGCGTCAGCTTCAGCGAAGAGAGCGCCCCGCTTCCGATCGCCCCACCCGTTTCATCCTTCAACGCGGCCGTGTAGCGCCGCGTCGTCTTTTCCCGCACGTTGAAGATCGCCGCCATGTCTGCTCCCGCTAGGCCATGCCTTCGCTGTCCGGCGCGGAATCGCCGATCACGTCGTTCGCCAGCGCCGGACTCTGCATCGCCTCGCTCGCCAATGCGCCACCGTCCATCGCGACGTTGCTCAGGCGGATGAGAATGCTCAGTCCGCGCGCTTCCCAAGGGATATCGCGGTCCCCCAGCACCGAACCATCTGCACTGAGCGGGATGATATGGTTGCCGACCACGATGGCCAGCGCTTCGACAATCAGGATTCGGTCGCCGAACACCACGGCCAGCGCCTCCCACGGCAGCTGCGCGTTCTGCGCGAGCGCCGCCAGTGCCTCATGCGGGATGATCCGATCAGCTGCGGTCGTGCCAAGCGCGTCCCACGGCACGACGCGATCCCTGCCCAGGACTCCCAGCGTCTCCCAAAGAATCACCCGGTCGCTGACTCTCACCCCTAAACTCTCCCAGAGCGCGACGCGATCCGCCGCTCCGACGCCAAGCGCCTCGAAGGGGGATGCGTGGTCTGCTGTGGCCGCTCCCAGCAATTCCCAGAGCACCCGCCAGTCGATGGCCGCAACGCTCAACACCTCATACGGGACCACGTGATCGGCAAACCCGATCCCTAAGCTCTCCCACGACTCGGCATGGTCAGCCGCTCCGAGACCTAGCGCTTCCCACGGCGCGCTCCGATCGCCAAACGCAAGGCTGAGCACGTCCCAGGGAACGATCGCGGTCTGGAACACCGCGGGGCTCGTCGCGTCCCAGGGCACGATGCGCTCGCCGAACTGTTCACTCAGCGCTTCCCAGGCGATCAGCCGATCAAGCAGCATCGGGCTTATGCTCTCGAACGGTAGGACACCGCTCCTCACGAGCGTTCCAAGCGATTTCCAGAGGATCACCCGATCGCCGATCGCAGCACTCAACGCTTCGAATGGAATCGCGACGCTCTGCAGCACGCCCGCAAGCGCCTCCCAGGGGCTGCTGACGTCTCGCCTCACCGCTCCGAGCGATTCCCAGAGGATGGCGCGATCCTGCGTGGCGAAGCCAACCGCCTCGAATGGAATCATGCGATCCGGAGCGACCGCCCCAAGCCCTTCCCATGGCAGCGCGCGATCTTGCAGGACCCCGGATGCCCACTCCAATGGCGTTTCGTAGTCCCGCAACCGTGGCGCCATCGACTCAAGCGGCAGGATGCGATCAAGGCCGAGCGGCACTGCTGCCTCAACCGGCAACGTGCGGTCACCCGCCAGACTGCCAAGCGCTTCGATCGGCAGCAGGCAATCCCGGCTCACCGGCTGGCCGGCAATTCCTTGATAGTGGGCTTGATAGCGGACTTGCGACATGCGTCAGTCGATTGAGAGCAGCTTCCACGGGTACGACCGCCCGGTCCCCGCCGTCTGCTTCAGGGTGCATTCGATCTCAATGTCCGCTGGCACTGGCACCGAATACTTCTGCGGCTCCGCCTGGATGTGCTGGAACAGCGCGTAGTAGGCCATCTGCTGCGTCCCGCCGCTTAAGGCCTTCGTCTTGATCCGCAGCTCAAGGATGTCGTCGTTCAGCATCGCCCCGGCGTCTACGACGAGCACATAGGTTTTTCCGGTCGTGCTGACGGCGAGCGAATGCTCGGTCCCGACCGAAGCCGATTGCGTTCCTGAAGCCACCGCCGCCAGCGCCATAGCTAGCTCCTCTCAGTTCAACCAAACCCGTACAATGCGACTCGGATGATCCGGTCGCTCGCGTCCGTCGATGTGGACTGCGCCCGACAGGCGATCCGCGTGCCCGCCGGAATGTGGCATGGCAGGCAGAGGTACTGCTGGTGTTCGGGCTCGTCCGAGTTGTCGGAAGTGCTCGGGATGTTCGGCAGGAGCACCTTCTCCTGGCCGCTTGCTCCGATCCCGAGATCGACGAGCCATCCGTTGTCCTGAATCTGCGCGCCGTCGTGAGGGCTGATGAACGCGATGAGGTAGCGGATTGGCCGCATGGTCACGCCGCCGACACCCCCCGTAATTTGGGTCCAGGCTCCCTTCGTGTTCGACGTCCCACCAGGATCGACCGACGTCGCTGACGTCGAGCCCACAAAGACCCCGTAGACCTCCGCCCGCTGCAAGCCATACGGTGGCAGGAAGCCCCGGGCGAAGAGCGTCGCGCCCACATCGATCACTCGAACCGTCGAGTCTGCTTGCAGCCGCGCCGACAACCGGGTGCCCGCCGGGATGGTTATCGGCACCATGAGCCGACCCACGAATTTGTTCGTCTCCGTCCGGACGTAGAGATCCGGCAGCAGCACGCGCTCCGAGCCCGACGCCCCAATGCCGATGTCGACGAGACCGTTGAAGCTCGCGTCCGGATCGCTGAAGACGAGCAGCATCGCGTGCGCGTCGAAAGCGGTCGCGGCCAGCAGCTGGGTCCAGGCTCCCTTCGTGTTGTTCGAGGAGCCGCCCGAGAGCGCCACGAGATCGGTCGAGCTCGCCAGCCCGGCGGCTTCCGCTTTCGTGCCGTGATCGAAGCCCAGCGCCCAGGAGCCCATCTATGCCCAGAGGTAGAGGATGACGTTGACGTTCCGGTACGTGGCGCTTGAAGCCGACGATTGCGCCCGGGCCGCGACGCGCGTCCCCGCCGGCAGGGTCAGCGGGAAGGGTCCGATGAACTGCGACCGCATCGCATTGCTCGCCGCCGTTCCGATAAAGAGATCCGGCACGACGACGCGCTCGGAACCCGATGCTCCAATCCCTACGTCCAGATACCAGCGGTGCTCGGCGCTCGGCGTCGTCGGGAAGTAGACGGCCAGCATCGCCAGCTGGCAGGGATAGGTCGTGCTGGCCGCCAACTCGGCCCAGCTGCCTTTGGTATTCACCGTGCCGCCCGGATCCACTCCGGTCCCCGCCGTCGAGGCCGCCACGAAGCCGTAGGTGTCGATCCGCGCGGCTGGAAACGGCGCCAGCAGATGCGCCGCGCTGACAAGAATGAGATTCGCATCGATCGAGTTGCCGCCGGCGCTCGACTGCGACCGGGCGGCCAATCGGATTCCCGCCGGGATGCTGATCGGCAGGAAGGTCCGCATCGGCATCCCGCGGTTTGAGTTGTTGACGTGCGCGAACAGGTCCGGGATGAGTATCCGCTCGCTGCCGGACCCTCCGACGCCGAGATCCACGCTGAAGCGCGCGTTCGTCTGCGCCGTGCTCGGCGCCCACAGGATGCCCGCCGCATCGAAAGGTGTTGATTGGATCAGCTGTTCCCATGCGCCCTTTACGTGCGCCGTCCCCGACGGCTGGATGTTGTTGCCGCTGGAGTCCGACGTCTGTGTTCCCACGTCCGCGAACTGCTGTCCGATGTCTGCGATGCCGAGCGGCCAGTCGCCCATGTCATGTCAGTCCGCCGAACAGCTCATCGAGTTTCTGCCGCAGCGCGGTCCGTTCTCCCAGCGTCAGCTTCGCGAGCATCGCCGCGACGGCGGAATCTCCGACGAGCATCTCAACGCGCGTGGCGGCCGGCGCCTTCGCAGTAAGCGTCTTCGCGACGGGATCCCAATCCTGCGCGCTGAAGTCGGGCGCGTCGGCGAGCTCGATCTTCTCGAGACCGGAATCAAGCGGATCCGCGACGATTGTTCCGGTGCTGATCAGCCGGCCCGTCGCTTTTTCGCAGACCGCGAACCATTTCATCGCGTTAGACCGTGTTGCCGGTCAGCCGCAACGTGTAGGTGCTATCCTGCGGGCTGTCGCCGGCCGCTAGGCTCAGCTCGAGCCAGACCCCGATCGTCTCGCCAGCCGCCAGCGTGTTGGTGGGCACGGCTTTGGTCGCGCTGTCGAACGTGATCCCGCTCGGTGCGACCTGCCGGTTATTCCCGGCGCCATTGCCGCCGGTGTCGCCCTTGCTCGCCGGCAGCCCGAAGGCGATCTTACCGGTTGGATCCGCCTGCTCAACCACCTGCGCGGTCGTGAGGCTCAGGGTGCCGTGCGTGTTCTTGAAGAACAGCTTGTCGTAGTACTTCCGCGTGCCGCTCGTCGGCGCTACCGCGTTGTAGAACGGCCGGCGGATCTCGGTGATTTCGTTCGGGCTCTTGTCGAACACGCAGCCCTGGCTGACGCGAAAGACCGACGTCCCATCCGGGTTCGTGCCCCAGTTGGCACCCACCGTGGCGACTTTCGTCGCGCCCACGTAGCCGATGATTTCACGGATCTGGTTCGCGCCGGTGCCGCCCGTCAGCCGGATGACCATCCCCTTGTAGTAGTCGTCGGTCGCGTTGGCACCCGCATCAAGCGTGATCGTGTTGGCGCCGCCGGCTTGCGCCGTGCCCGTGCGCTCCGCCGTGGCCGCCTCGATGGCCACATCGCCGGTCGTGGTCGCGGACTTGACCGCCTTCAGGATTCGCTCCCAGCTGGTGTTGGCGGTCATGGCGACCGGGGTCGTGCCGTTGAGCGTCTTGGCCTCGCTGATGATCGCGCCACCCGCGTCGCGGCCTGTCACGGTGACACTCTGCGTGGTGTCGCCCGCCGCGCTGGAGACGATCTGCAGATTGCCGGTCGGGTTGATGTCCTTGAACTCGACTTTCTTGCTCGTACTGATGCCCCCGCCGATGTTTTGCGTCGTGTCGTCATCGGGCATCGTTGCCGAGCCATAGAGCTTCAGATCCGCTGGAATGATGGGCATGGTCGTGCCTCCCTCCTGCTGCTAGACATATCGGTCCCGCCACTCGGTGACGACCGCGACGGTCACACCACCCGTGTATTTCAGGGAGTTGACCCCAACGGCCAGCTCCCAGAACTCGCCCTGCCAGTTCGTCAAATCCTCAACCCCCGCGTTCTGAATCGAGCGCGCCTGCATGTCGATGATGAGGGTGTTCGTGTTCTTGAGCGTGCCGGTGAACACCAGCGCCTTGCTGAGGGTGAGGTTCTCGATCTTGAGGTTGTTCACGATGTCCGCGCCGGAATTATTGGTGATGCGGATCGTTGGCCGCGTGCGGAGGTTGCCGCCTGGGGTCACCGTCCACTGGGTCGGGGAGACGCTCACCGTCTGGTTATTCGCGTTCAGCGCAACGGATTGCAGGAACGGCAGCTCGCCGATGAAGGCCAGGTCGTACTTCGCCGCGAGCATCCCGGAGCCGGTGACAAAGTCATCCCCGTAGTTCGTCAGCTGGCAGTCGATGAAGCGATCATCGAAGAGGGTGAGCTTGTCCCGCGTCTTGAACAGCGCCGCCTTCAGGGCGTCAAACTCCGTCCGCAGCAGCGTGTTTGAACTCTTGAAGATCTTCCCGGAGAGTGTGACCTCCAGCGGCCCGAGCAGGGCGATGTCCGACCGCACACCGTCGCGCCTGGGGATGATGACCTGCTTGACGCGCGGCCGCTGGCGGATGGCATACTTCTCGGCCGTCGTGCCGAAGTCATAGGCCCCGAACTTCACGGAGACAGCCATCAGCGCTGCACCCCCGCCGGCATCATCTGGCGGATGTCGATGATGCGGCCGATCTTCCGCGCAAGCTCATGCGCAAACTGATCGATATTCTCCGCCGTGTTGATCAAAGCTTTGTCGACTTGCACGGTGACGTTGACGATCGTCTCGCCAAAGCCTCCGGCCCGATCGAGTGGGACCACCGCCTCGGGCCCTGCCTCCCCGATGAGGGCCAACGTCGGCTCTGTCACGATGCCCCCATGCTGCATCTTCGGAATCGCTCCGCCGGCCGCCCCGGCAAATGCATTCACCGCGCCCGCTGTCACGCCGAACGCGCCACCGATGGCGATGGGCGCTTGGATCGCCGCGGCTCCGAGTGTGGCGATCGTGGCCAGCACCGCCGCGGGCAGCCACGCGTTGGCGATGGCTCCCGCCGTGGTGGCAATGAACGCGCTGAAGATCAATGAGAAGGCCTTGGCGACCAGGAGTTGGGCGACGTACTCGGCCACGAACTCCACGATCGCGCGGATGATCTGCTTGCCGAACTCCTTGAAGGCTTCGCTGGCGCTCTTGGTGCCGAGGATGATGTCGCTGATGGCCGTACCGAGCCCATCCGCAATCGTCTTCACCGAGACCTGGACGAAGTTCGAGATGAAATTGCGCATGCTGCCGAAGCCTTCGCCCCACTTCTGCTTCAAGCTCTCGAGGAAGGCGATGAGCCCATCGCCGAAACCCTGCACCGTCTGGTGCATCGCGTTGAACTGCACCTGCATGTCCTGCGCCATCTGCGTGAAGGCCGCCTGCCAGACGATTTGCGCTTCCTGGGCCTGGCCGGTGATGCCCTCAAGGAGCTGCGGCGGCATGCCTCCGCCACCGGCTCCCACGCCGCCTCCTCCGCCACCACCGACAGTCACAGGATTTAAGAGCGCTGCCGCCGGGCCACCGCCGGCCAGCGCGGTGGACACGTTGTTGACGGAGTCGCCCAGCGCGACAAGACTCCCCTTGGCGAGCTGGTCGACCTCTTCACGGATCGCGCGGATCCGGTCTTTGAAGGGGATGAGTGCGAGTCCGAGCGGCCCGAAGGCCAGCGGCACCTTCTCCGCGATGAAGAGCATCGCGTCGAGGAGGTGCAGGATCGCTGCGGCGATGGCCTGCGCGGCGAACTGAAAGCCCGCGACGAGGCTGTCGATGACCATCCCGAGCGCCTGCGCCCCGCCTTCGGTGTTGAGCATGGCGATGACCAGGAGTCCCAGGGCGACGATGAGCGGTCCTAGCTCCACAGCGAATGTGACGACCAATGGGATGATGAACTGGAAGAACTTCACGAGCTGCGGCCAGAAGGTGAGGATCGGGGCCAGTACCAGCGCCAGCAGCCCCAGCGCCACCGTCGTTTCCACAATCGCCGCTGTCAGCTTCGGATGCGCTTTGGCGAAGTGGTCCACCGCCTTCATGGCCTCAGTGAGCCGCTTGAGCACGTCCGTCAGGCCGGGCAGCAGGACGTTGCCGACCGTCTCCCCGAGATCGTTGACGACGTTCTTGAACTGGATCAGTCGGCCCTCGAAGGTCGCGGCCTGCGCCTCCGCAGTGCCGAAGAGTGAGAGCCCCTTCGCCATGATCGTTTGGAAGCGCTCCTGCTGAGTCGCGTTCGCGTCGAACTGCACGCCGAAGCGCCCCAGGCTGTCGACCGAGCCGTCGATGGCCAGCGCCACGCGCCGCGCGGCGGAGTCAAGGTCGGTACCGAGCGCGGCCGCGAAGCCGACCGTCGCTTTCGTCGCCTCCTGCAGGGCGGGCCCGGAGAGGTGCCCGAAGTTGACCAACAGCGCTTGCATGCGGGTGATCGCGTCATCGCTGAAGGCGGTCGTGCGCTGCAGGCTCGCGGCGAAGGCGAGCTGGCTTTGGAGGGCGGCCTCCGTGAAGGTGTTGGTGTTGCGCATGGCGGCCGCCAGCGACTCGGTCGCCTGCTGCTGGTCGGCCGCGGCCTTGACCGTAAGCGCGATGGCGCCGGTAATGGCCGTTCCGGCGATGGCGAGGCCTTTGCCGATGTCTTTCAGGGATTTGTTGAGCGCGTCGCTCTCCTTCTTGATGCCCGCGAGCATCTGCGACGCGGCGTCAACACCCTCAATGACGACTTGGATCCGATCCGCCATGCCTTACCCCAGTGTGGTGAAGTCGATCACCGGCCACGCCTTGTTCTGTTTCGCTTTGTTGAGCATCCGACTGCGCCGTGCGTTGCCCTCCTCGAGCAGCGCGGCGACCTGCGGGATCGTGAGCTCGCCGATCTCCGCGTAGCTCACGCCGAGCCGCATCAGGTCGAGCCAGAGCCCGGCCCAGTTGAAGCCGCGGCCGCTCCGTTGACCGCCGTCGCTTTTGGGGCGAGCCCGGAAATGGTCATGATGTGCTCCAGCGCAATCCGCAGCTGCGGCGTATCCGTCAGTTCGAACAGATCCGCCACGCTCTCCGGCGTCAGTTCCTTAGCCGACGGATCCCGCCGAATGGAGAGCCAGAGAATGAAGCAGAGCACCTCGATGTCCTGTAGCTTCTCCCGCGTCTCAGGACTGTCCCACTTGCTGGTCGGACCGAGCTTGGCCTGAAGTTTCGAGAGGTCCGAGAGCTTCAGGGGAAACAGCTTGAAGGCGCGGCCATCCGCCGTCTTCAGTTCCCCCTGCGCTTCCCCCAACATGACCTGCAGTGTGCTCATCGCGTCCGGCCCTCCGCTGCCTGCGGCTCCGCTGGGAACAGCTCGTCGTATTTCTGGAAGTCGTTGCCGAAATACCGCGAGAATTGCGCCGCCTTCTTCGGCTGCTCCTTCGTGCCGAGCACGTAGAACAGCACCGGCTTGCGCCCCCGGGCCGCGCTGAACGAGAAGTCGCACTCGATGAGCTGCGGCATGACCTTCCCGTTGAGCCTGACCACGGTGTGCTCCAGACTGCCGTCCGTATCGATCTCCACCTTCATCCTGCACCTGCCTCCGGTTGCGACCGCGCCTCAGATCGGGCTGGCGGTCAGGTTGGTGAGCGTGAGTTTCAGTTCGTTGTTGGTGGCATCGCGGAAGGCGCGGAACTGGATCTCGACCGTGATGCGCCCCTCGTCATCGACCGAGACCGGGTAGTCCATGATCTGCGAGACGTTGCACTCGAGCAGAAAGGTGTACTTCTGTGTGAGCACTCCGATGCTGGGCCCGGTGAAGGTGACCTTGAGGATGCGGTTGGCGCCGTTGCGGAAGTCCGTGTACTGGCTGGTGCTGTCGAACTCCGCGACGAAGCTGCCCGTCACCTCGATCTTGCCGGAGCGCAGCGGCTCGCTCCGCAACCGGCTGCCGATAAAGCGCCGGTCTGCATCCAGCTTGTTGTCCAGCTTGATGCTGAACTGCTGGACGTTGAGCTGCACCGCGTTCCAGAGCAGCACCGCCTGCGGCGCCGAGAAGCGGTTCACACTGGTGAAGGTCGGGCTCGTCGCGGAAGCGGTCGTGACCTCCTCGCCGAGGAGGTCCGCCACGATGCGCAACAGTTCGGTCGGCCCGCCGACGGAGAACTCCATGCCGCCCACCTTGCAGCCCTCGTACACGAAGGCGGTCACGTCCCGGTTGACCTCGATGGTCATGCCGGCCGGCAGCGCGTCCACGATCGTGAAGATGTGCTGCCAGACAGTCGGATCGCTGCCTGCGTTGGGCTGCGAACTCGCCACCGAGCCGAAGGCGTGCTTGAAGAACTTCTCGGCCCCGTCATACGGCACCTCGAATGTCAGCGAGCCTTCGACTGACACCGCCCCCTGCTGCACCTCGATGTCGCCGCGCACCCCGATGTCCTTGACGCCCTGCACGAGGATCTTCTCCTCCTTGACCGCGAGTCCGTCGCCGCCGGTCACCAGCTCGAGAAACTTCGTGCGGGCGACCGGAGTGCCCCACGTTGACTCGTCTGCGAATCCGATGTAGCTCTTATGCCCGAGCCCAATCGCCATCGTGCGTTACCTCCTGGTGATCGCGACCACGTCAAAGGTGATCGCCGTTGCGAAGAACCATACATTGAGGCCTCCGACCAACTCGTCCTCGAGCGGCTCCCACTCGATGCTCGAGGGCAGGCTGCGGATGATCTGCCCGTTCGACAGCGCGAGCGCGTTGAGGTCGATGTTGTCGATCAGCAGCTCCGCGATCTTCAGTGTTTCCTTCACCTTGTTCTCGACGACCTTCTCCGTTGTGGCAAACTGCCGGAGGTAGACGAGCCGGTGCTTGTAGACGACCTCGTACTCCTGCCCCATCGCGCGGAAGCTAAGCTCGTTCGTCGGGCTCGGCTTGACGAAGATGGCTGGCAGCTCCACCGTCACACTGTCCTTGCCCGCATAGAAGCCCAGATCGCCCTTGGCGATCGTCACCAGGCCGAGCCCGGTCGGTGGGGCTGGACTGAGGCTCGTATCGATCAGGCTCATCAGCCGATCCAGAATCTCGTTGGTATGCAGCCGCTGCGCCATCAGGGGGCCTGCAAACTCGCCTTGACCTCGCGGCCGAAGAGTACGCGCAGTCGCGACCGGTTGCTCTCCAGCGCCCGCTCCATGTAGTGCTTGCCCCTCACCGTGATGCTCTTGGTGAGCGCGAAGAGCGGCCGGATGCCGCCACCGTGTCGCTGCATGATGAGCAGTGATCCGCTGCGGCTCCGGATCACAAAGGTGTTCGGAAACGTGCGCGGTCCACCTCGCGTTCGGCCGGTCGGCGTCTTGGCCGCTTCAAGCGGCACGGCCAGGTACTGCGCATGGACTGGCCGGATCACCCCGCCAAGCTCTTGAATCCTGGCGTAGATGACGTCGCTGCCAACGATCCCGAAGCTCGCCCCTAACAAACGGCTCTCCTCGACGCGCCCGCGGATCGAGCGCCGCAGCCGGCCACTCACGTGCGGAGCGTTGAGCACGGCATCCGCGCGCACGATCGCGACGCCTTCCTTGAGCGCGTTGACGACGCCGTGGTGCACACGGGCCTCGCTCTGCTCCAGCATCCTGAGAAAGCGCTCCGCCCCCTGGACTGTGATCCGAAAGCCCACACCCGCCATCAGTCGTTCTTTGCCTCAAGGATCGCCTCGATGTGATGCCCGAAGAAGTTGCTCACCTCATGGACGACGTACGTCTGTCCGGTCGCCTCATCGGTGATAAGGTCATTCGCCCTGACGTCCTGTCGGCTCGTGAAGAGCCGGTGCGTCGCGCTCGGGATGCGGCCAAGCACGGTCTCCTGCAGCCGACCGCTCAGCGGCTCGATGCGCGCCCGGATCCCGGTCGCTTGCGGCATCTCGGTCACGATGGGTTGTTTGGTACCGCTCGCATAGGAGCGCACCGGCCGTGTCAGCGTGACCGCCTGAATCAACAGCGAGCCAGGCAGCGTCCCATACGCCATCAGCTCACCCGGGTTCTCCGATAGCCATCGAGCACGCCCTTGATCTCGTTGGGCAGCTCTTCGTCGCCGTAGTCGACGCGGTAGCTGCCGATGGCCAGGCTTCTGATGCCCTGGTTCTCTTTGTTGCGGAAACGATCCGCGACCAGCTCGATGAGCGCCTGCTGCAGGTCCTCCGGAATGTCCGCGTAGCCGGCCTCGTAGGTGACCTTCACGTTCTGGATCCCCACCGAAAAGACCAGCCCATCGAGCCGGATGATGCCGTGGTCGGCATAGATCGCGAAGTCGCCGGAGGCAATCTGCGTTGCGGCCCCGAAGACGCGCAGCGGATCGTCATAGAGGCCCGCGACGCTGAGGAGCGGCCATTGGCGCACGATGAGCGTGTCGGTGCCGTCGCCATCGCGCTGTTCCGTGTACGTCACCTTCGCGAACGACCGATCGCAGTAGCGCTCCACCCAGGCGCCGATGCGCGCGATCAGGTCCTGGAGCAGCACGTCCGACACCGTGTCGGTGTTCGCAAGGTCCAGGTAGGTCTTGACGCGCTCGAGCTTGACGAGATTTGCCATCGCTTACGCTTTTATGCAGTAGCGCCGCATCTGCTTATCCGCCGGCGAGATGAGCTGCTTCACCGGGCGAATTCGCGGCGTCTCGCGACGCCCCTCGTCGTCCTCACGTTCCTGCTTGGTCCGTCGCGTCCGCTGTCCCGCTCGTCTCATCTGATGTCTCCGCCGCTGGGGTGGGTTCGACCGTGCTGGGTGGATGCGCGGTCTGAAAGAGGTTGGGGTAGCTCGCGCAGAGCCGCTCCAGTTCCTCCTCGTCGAGCTCCACATAGCCGGCCTTGTAGTCCTTGCCGTCGACGTTGCAGTCTTTCTGACAGTACCCGGTGGCCATGCCATCCTCCGCTGCTCGTGAGTGGCGGCGAAGGACACCCTGGGCGCTGTGCCCTCCGCCGCTTCACGCGACTTCGATTACGAGAAGTTTCGACCTTGTACCGTGTGCGTTTCCGCCGTCCCGAGGACGCGCTGGAAATCCCCCCGCCAGGTCACCACGGCGATCAGCTGATCTGTTTCGATGTCCTCCTTGGTCTTGATGGTCGGCGCTCGCCGTACCCCACGGATCCACGCTCGGCGATTCGCAAGCACGAGGTTCGAGAGGGTGTTGGGCCCGCCCACGGTGTTGACGCCCGTGGAGGCAACGTCATCCCGCATATGCTCCGAGACCACCACCGGGATCCCATCGAGGGAGGCGAGTTGCCCGGTCACGATTGTGGCCAGCGGCCCGTACTTTTCGACCGTGATGACTTCGGCCAGGCCGAGCATCTTGATGAGACCCTTGACCGACACGATCCAGGCAAGATCCCGTGGATCGGCCCCGTACTTGCCGAGGCTGCCACGCAGCACCCTGAGATTCGCGGTGGAGAAGGTGGCGAGGTCCGTAGTCAGTGAGTTCGCCTGTGCGTGCTTGCGCAGCCCGACCCAGGTCTTTTCGGCCAGATCCGCGCTCCCACCGTTGGTGTCGTTGTCCATGTGGGTGCCGGAGCTGTCGCCGTTGAGGTAAGCCGTTTCCAGCCCGTAGGCTAGGCCCTCGATGATTTCATCGCGCAGGAAGGGCGCCATCGCGATAATGCTGTCCTCATCGAGTTCCAGGGACCAGAGCACTCGTACCCCGAGCTTCTGTGCATCCAGGGTCACCTGGCGGGTTCCCGGAGTCTTGGCCGTCGCCTTGGAGGCGGCGTCGGCCGTTGACTCGCTGAGCTTCACGGCGTTCTGCCGGGCGAACGCGCGCGCCGGCAGCTTGAAGGGATCCGTCGGCATGTTGATTTCGGGGAAGAGCTGCCCCACCGCCGCCGCGATCCGCACGCGGTCGATCAGGTCCCGGCTGAAGCCGGTCGGGATGAACTCCAACCCCTCCGCTGCCGTGGCCGAATCGAGCGCCTTGCTGAGCTGGGTGTAGTGGTCCTTCCAGTCCGCCCAGCCCTTCGTCTTGGGCTTCTCGATCCGACTCTGGATGAAGCTCGCGACTTTCTCCTCCGTGTCCAGCTCGACGTTGCGGCCCGCACTCAGCATCGCGGTGATGACCGCGTAGTCGTTGAGCTTGGCCAGTTCCTCCACATCCGGCGTGAACAGCGGGTTCGTCGGGACCGGTGCTGACCACGCGTGCGGCGGCACATACTTCGGGCTGAGGCCGTGCACCGCGAACTTAATGCTCATGTCCCGTCCTCGAATGCCCAGATCGAATTGTCCCCGGCGCTGTGGTGTTCGGGCGTCCGCGATCGCTTTCGAGATTTCCCCCTGCACGATCTTCGCCAGCATGTCCTGGCTCGTTCCTTGCTCGACCTGTTCCTTCAGGTCATGCACGAGCTTTGTCAGCTCTGCGAGTCCTTCTATGGCACTGCTCCTCCCTTTCCGTGTCGCGGCGATCAGTTCACCGCGTGCTGTACCGCTTCTTTCACGGCGCGACCAATCGCGCCATCCCGCGCCGCCAACCGCTGGCTGAGCGCCTGCACTTCCTGCTTCAAGGCCTCGAGTTCCTGCTGCTTCGCCTTGTCTTCGCCGGTTTCGATCGTGACCTGCAGTCCGTAGGCCTCCGCCATCGCCAAGTGGTGTCGTTGCATCGCCTTCTGCTCGTCCTCGGCCATCGTCTCCGCCGCGGCCTTGGCCTGTGCGACCTCGGCCTGGCGTCGCTCCTCCACCGTCGGCTCCTTCGCCGGCGGCTCCGTCAGGTCAGACTGCGGCAGGTAGATCTTGATCGGACTCACCGTCTCCGGCGACCAGACCTTCTCGATGGTCGTCGCCTCATCCGCCGTCAGCAGCCCCTTCTGCGTGGCGAGGGTCAGCGCCTCGGGGTTGCTCGGCACCGGCACGCTGCTGATCTCCAGCAGCTCCTGCTGTTGGAACTCGAAACCGGTCAACCGGCCTTGCCCGTCTCGCCGTTCGATGGCCATCATCGGCCGAAAGCCAACGCTCTCCGCACCGACCCCGGCCAGGTGCGCCTTGAGGGCCAGCGCCGCGAGCTCGAAGGTGTCCGCCATGAAGAAATCGACATCGTTGATCAATCGCGCGTCCTGCTGCTCGATCCTGATCGTCTTCCCAATCGGCGGGTTATCCGCCCGCATGTTGTGCGCCCAGAGGTGCACCGGGTTCGCGAGGAAGTTCTTGAGGTCCCAACCGGCCACTCGGATGATGTCTCCGTCGCGATCCTCAACCTCCGTTGAGGCGATAAAGCGCAACACGCGGCTATCTTTACTCCCGAGCTGCTTGACCTCGACGCCCATCGCCATGCGCAGGAGCGGGCTCGTCCCTGTCCGCGTGATGACCTCACCAGCCTCGTAGGCTCGCCAGAGCCCTCCGCCGGCTTCTTGCAATGTCCGAAACTTGAGCATCATGCCCCTCCTTTACTTCCTGACCACTTCGAGTAGGACACACCGACAGTTCACAACTTCTTCCGGAGAACCCCTCTGGTCGCCCGGGTACATCAGTCCGTTCTGAAACGGTTCCATGAGATGCGCTGGCGTGCCGCCTTGCGCCGGATCCGTGGAGCGATCCAGCTGTTGGTGCGACTCGCGGACGTGACCGTCCCGGGCGCTTAACCACTGCTTGCTTTGCACCACCCCGCTCTGCGCCATCCCTTCCAGCTGGCCGAAGTTCGCGGCTCCGACCATCTCGGTCTGCGCGATGCGCAGGCTGCGCACCTGTTGCGCGTTGTGGAACACGCTGTTGATCCGGTCGGCGATCTGGGTGATGCCTTCGCCGAGCCGCTCTCCGGCCAGCAGCGCCTGCCGGATCTCCTCGCGCATGCTCTCGGTCGTGCCCCGCTTGAACTTGAACACCTGCGTGCTCAGGAACTCCGCGATCCGCGGATCCTTCAGATTGAAGTCGAAGTCCACGCCGAGCAGGGCCAGCACGCGGCTGCCTCGCCGCTCGATGGCCGCTGCCATGGCACGCCGGCCGATCTGCTCCAGCTCACGCTCAGCCTCCACGACGTCGAATAGGATTTGCTCGAGGGTCACGCGCTGCTTCAGCGTCACCCCACCATTGACCGAGAGGCGCAAGCTGTCGTGTAGCACCGCCTCATGCAGCCGTCGGATGACCTCTTCGCGCTGCCGAGTGAAGAGACTGCGCAGCTGTGCAGCCATCGGTGACGTGAGGATCTCGACGTCGTTCATGAACTCCCGCCACCTGGCTGTCTTGATCGCCGCGAGGTGCCGTTTCTCCGGAGTCACCGTCGCATCCGCACCGCCAGCACCAGGCCCTGAACTCGACTGCGTCGGTGTCGTGCCCAGCGGCACGACCGTGAATGGCACGGTGATGTCATCCATGCCGGGCAGCTGCAGCGTCTCCAGACCCATCTCTTCGCGCGCCTCGTTGCGCGTGATGATGCCGCCCTCGATGAGTTTCCTGACGCGCTCGACTCGGTCGTTCTCATCCTCGCGGAGGGCTTCGACGTGGCCGAGATCGAAGCGGATCCGGATGTCCTCGCCGTACTCGCTCGCCAGCTGCTCGTTGAGCTGATCCTCCACACGTTGCAGCCGCGGCAACATGACTAGCTTCCAGAAGATCTGCAGCTGCTCACGTACGTTCGCGGCAAATTGCCCTTCGAGGAGCCCCACCAGCACCGGCGGCACGCCGAAGGTCGCCAGGATTTCCTCACGGCTCATCTTGCGCGAGTCGATGAACTGCGCCTCGCGCTGCTTCATGCCCATGCTGACCCAGGTCCACTTGCCACCGAGGAAGCCGACCTTGCCGGTATTCTTCGGGCCCCGGAAGTTCTTCTCGAACTCCTGCTTCACGCGGTCCACGTCCTCCTGCTTAACGGCCGCTTCCGTCGTAAAGACCCCCTCCGGCATGGCGTTGTTGCGGAAGAAGTTGCGGTTATACGCGATCGC